TAAAATAAAAGATAAGCCTGATGAGATGCACGAATTTCTGCATGTAGTTGAACCAAGAGAGAAGAAAGGTAAAGCTAAAAAGAATATGCCTTTTGCCTCTTACTATTATGAAGTCGAAACAAAACACTTATTAGAAGAAGGCGGTTATCAGGAGTTTCCTTATGCAGTTCCTAGATGGTCAAAAGCATCTGGTGAGAAGTATGCAAGGAGTCCTGGTTTTACTGCGATACCTGATATAAGAACTTTAAACAGAGCAATAGAATTAGAACTAAAGGCTTGGGCAAAAGATATTGATCCTCCTTTAGGAGTACCAGATGAAGGAGTGGGTGGTAAATTAAAACTAACACCTGCTGCACAAAATTATATAAGAGCAGACTTAATCGACAAGATACGTCCTTTACTCTCTAACTCTCGCTATGATGTTACACAACTAAAAGTACAGGACTTACGCACAAGTGTTAGACAGATATTTATGTCTGATCAACTTCAGATGCAACAAGGGCCACAAATGACGGCCACGGAAGTTCAGGTACGTTTTGAACTCATGCAACGATTAATCGGGCCGACACTAGGTCGAATGGAAATGGAATATTTAAAACCAATTCTAAATCGTGTCTTTAATATCATGTTAAGGAAAAAGGCATTAGGTGAGATACCTGAAATCCTACAAGGTAATGAAGTCAATGTTAAATTTGTAGGGCCAGTTGCAAGAGCGCAAAGACTTAATGAAATCGCAGCTATTGAAAGATGGATTGGTTCTTTAATCCCTGTATCACAAGTTAATCCTGATATTTTAGATTGTGTTGACTTTGATATGGTAGCTGATGAAACAGCCACACTCTATGGTGTACCAGACAGACTAAGACGTTCACCAGAAGAAAAAGATGCTATAAGACAGCAAAGAGCAGAACAGATGGCACAGCAACAAGCCTTACAGACAGCTATGGAAGGTACTAAAGCAATTAAGAATATAGCAGATGCAGAACGCGAATAATAAAGATTACGCAATCACTTTTGGTTCAGATGAAGGTCGTAGAGTATTAAAAGACCTACTGGGTTATCGTGATCGCATATCGTTTGATCCAAACCCTTATCAAACGGCTTTTAATGAAGGACAACGCTCAGTTGTTCTTAGAGTTACAACAAAAATAAAAGACTTAGTAAAGGAGATTGAAAATGGATAGCACATCCGAAGTACAAGAGAATGTGTCCTCAGACTGGAAACAAAGTTTACCAGAGGATATTAGAAACACTCAGGTAATCGAACAAACGAAAGACGTAGAGTCGCTCGCAAGTCAGTTGGTTAGTTCTCAGAAAATGTTAGGTGGTAGAATACCAATACCACAATCTGATGATAAAGATGGTTGGAATGAAGTATATCAAAAACTAGGACGACCAGAAGATGCAAATGGTTATGAATTTAAATCACCTGAAGGAGTCAAATTAGATGACAACCTTCAAGATTGGTTTAAAAACGCAGCACACGAATCTAACCTGACTAAATCACAAGCCAACACTCTATACGAAAAATGGAATAATATGGCAGTTGACGTTGGACAACAGAATCAACAAGCTAGTGAAGATGCGTTAAGAACAGCAAAAGATTCCCTCGATAAAGAATGGGGGAACGCATCAGATCAAAACTTATCTATCGCCAAGAAAGCAATATCAGAATTTGGCGGTGATGAATTAAGAGAATACTTAGATTCATCTGGATTAGGTAATAATCCAGAACTAATTAAATTTGCACACCGGGTTGGTAAGGAATTGTTAGAAGACCATGCAATAGGTGATGGTCGTGATAGCTTAACCCTTACTCCGGCAGAAGCGCAAATGAAAATAGCGGATGTGATGAATAATCCAAATCATCTATACAATCCGTCTAACGCGATGAAGCCGGGACATAAACAAGCTGTAGATGATATGCAGAAGTTGTTCCAAATGGCGCATCCTGAGGAGAGCTAATCGTAAGATCAGTCCTTAACTTGTAGTACCGAGTCCTTCCGAGGGTTGCTCACAAACAACATTCATAAATAATTAAAGGAGAGATGGTAATGTCAACACAAATTACCACTTCCTTTGTAGAACAATATAAAGCAAATATTCTTATGCTTGGACAGCAAAAAGGTTCGCGCCTTAGAGCTTCAGTTAAGAATGAATCCGTAGTTGGTAAAAATGCTTTTATTGAACGCATTGGAAGCACCGCAGCAGTAGATGCTGCATCTCGCCATGACGATACACCTCGTATCGATACCCCACACTCACGCAGACGTTTAAGTTTAACGACTTCACGTTGGGCAGACCTTATAGATAATGCGGATAAAGTTAGAATGCTTACATCCCCGGAATCAGAGTATGCCATGAATGCCGTGTGGGCTATGGGTAGACGAATGGATGATCATATTGTTACTGCTGCCTCTGGTAATGCACAATCTGGAGTTGCAGGTGCAACTGCCGTTGCTTTACCTGCTGCACAAAAAGTATTAATAAATGATCATACATACGATGCTACAACTGGCGATGTCGCTCTTACTTTATCAAAACTTTTACTTGCAAAAGAAAAGTTAGATGCTAGTGAGATCGACCCGGAAGCACCGAGATTTTGCGTGGTAAACGCCAAACAAATGTCTCAGTTGCTATCATTAACCGAAGTACAATCCGCAGATTTCAATACTGTGAAGGCTCTAGTTCAAGGTGAAATTAATACCTTCTTAGGCTTTAACTTTATTAGATCAGAAAGGATTGCTACTGATTCAGCAAGCGACCAACTCGTTCTCTGCTATTCTGCACCATCTATTTGTTTAGGTGTTGGCGAAGATATTCGTGTAAGAATTTCTGAAAGGGATGATAAAAATTATTCCGTACAGGTTTTTACACAGATGGATATTGGAGCTACCAGAGTAGAAGATGAAGGCGTAGTCGAAATTGCTTGTGATCCATCATAATAGGAGGAATATGATATGGCCGTAACAACGCAAAAATCAGCCGAAGTTACCAACATCACTGCTAGTCCTCCAACTATGTTGGACACCACATCTTTGCATGGGAGGATGCGCGTTGCGTATTTCTTACATACACAAGATGGGGCAGGTGATGCAACCTCAACAGTTGACCTTGTAAAACTACCGGCAGGTAAAGGACGTATTTTAATTCGTTCTTCATTTCTTGCAGCTAGTGCATTTGGAGGGTCTCGAACTCTTGACATTGGATATGTAGCACACACCGATAATAATGGTGATGCTGTAGCTGTTGATGTCGATGCAGTTTTAGATGGTTTAGACGTATCTGGTGCAACTAATGCACTTTTAGGTACTGGTACTGCGACTGTTGATACTTATCTTTATGATAGTAACGCACCATTAACCATTCAAGCTGTTGTAGCAGGTGGAACAATACCTACTGGAGCAACACTTGAAGGCTATATAGTGTATGTAGTTGATTAAAGTATAACCACATTAGGGGGTGCGGAAACGTACTCCCTTTTTTTAAAACATTTTTTAGGATAAACACAATGTCATCTGAAGCTGAGATATGTTCTAACGCTTTATCACTTTTAGGTGATGATCCGATAACCGCATTAACTGACGACTCAACAAGAGCGAGGTTATGTAATCGGTTTTATAGTTCGACCAGAGATAGTGTACTTAGAGCATATACATGGAACTTTGCTATAACCAGACAGACATTAGCACAATCAACTACAACTCCTAATTTTGAGTTTTCTTTTCAATACCAATTACCAGAAGACCCATTCTGTTTAAAGGCATTAAAGATTGATGATGATTATGAAAAGTGGAGAGTTGAAGGTAGATTCTTATTAACTAATGCCGGTACAGTTTCCTTACAATATATTGCTAGGGTTACAGACGTTGGTCAATATGATGCACTATTTACAGAATCGTTAGAATATAGGTTAGCAGAAAAAATGGCATGGCCTATCACACAAAACAATAAATCTGTTGAAGTGTTCAATGCACTTTATACACAAAAATTAGCAGAGGCCAGAACGATGTCAGCACAGGAAGGTTATGGAGAAACCTTTGATGCAGATGATTTAATTGTTGCAAGATCAGAAGTTTTATAATGCCACGTTTTTCACCGATACAGACTAATTTCACAGCA